GGCCAAAACAGGCCAGCGAACAGGAAAAGATGGCTGCTATTGCAGGGTTGATTCCGATCCTGGAGGCGCGTGAAAATTCTGTTATCGAGGCACAAAAGGCGGTTATGGTTGCTGAGATGAGTCAGGGGGATGTGTTTACCAAACGGGCGCGGCCAACCATTGTTTATGCCGGTCTTCTTTTTATTTTTATGGTGCATGTAGCGTTTCCCATTATCACTTATATCTCAGGCCGTCCTCTCCCGGAACTATCGCTCCCGGAAGAATTCTGGTGGAGCTACACAGGCGTTTGCGGAGTGTGGATACTTGGGCGGAGCATGGAAAAGACTGGTGTGCAGAATAAAATCGTTAACATGATTACCGGGGGGAAATAATGGAAACTGTCAGTCTGGGTGTGCTTCTGGATGTGCTTAAAAATTTTGGCCCGATCGGTTTGATTGCCATTATGTGGTGGGTGGATAACCGAAACATAAAAAAAATAATCGATGAAAACCGGCACCATAATGACAATGTTCTCGATGGCTACAAACGAGACATGCTTGAAATCAGACGCATGTATGAAAACAATGTGCATCTGGTGCAGTGCTATGTAGATCTCACCAAAGATTACAAGTCTCTGACTGCGGATCTTAAAGATGCGTACATCCTGAATACACAGGCTTTCCAACGGCTTTCGGACGATGTTGAAGGAAATGAATTTTGTCCGCATGTGCGGTTACAGAAAAAGGCCTCCGGCGTGGTCGGATAACACGTAGGGGCGAATAATTATTCGCCCGTACAAATGAGGGAGAATATGAGCGAAATACAAAAATTCAAGGGAAAGCTGGAAGAAAAAAAGCTTGAGGCAAAGGATCTGGAACTCAGGATCGAGGGTGATGTTACCTCCCTGAGGGAGCTGCTTGACCCCTTTGTCCCGGCCCATAAATTAAAAGCCGATGTTATCGCGGCCAAGGCTCTGGAGCTGGCAAACAAGCAGATCCAGCTTAAGGAAGCACTTTCCGAGATCGAGGCGATCAAAGAGGCTTTGGGGCAATAATGGCCATAGACATTGACATCCGCCAAAGGGCTGAAGAGCTGTTTATCATTGACGGCCTTACTCTCCAGGAGGTTGCCGGGCAGACCGGGATCTCTGAGCGGACGCTCGCCAATTGGTCTACTGACGGAGAATGGGTCTCCCGCAGACGGGAATACCAGAATGCGGCCAGGGATATCAAGTATTACGGCAAAATGACCCGGCTGAAGCTGATAAAAGACGCAATGACTTCGCTCGATCCTCAGAAGATTTACGCGTTTGCGACACTGGAACGGACGATGGCGGAGGGTCAGAAGTCAGAAGACAGAAGTCAGGAGTCAGGAGTAATCGGGGATATTACGATTAAAACCCCACAGGAGGCCGTGGCTGCTTTGCAGGGGGCGGTTGAAAAGAAACTGGCTGTTATGCTCGCCCGGCCTGACGCTCTTAACCTGGGGGCAATTAAAGAGCTTAAGCAGGTAATGGAGCTGGTTGAAGGGATGAAGATTAAATATTCAGGTAAGGAAGATAAGTCGGACAGGCTTTTGAGTTCTGATGAGATTAAGGCAATACGTGAACAGGTTATCTAGGAACGGTATGCGGTTTACGGTTTTCGGTCTACGGGGATGAAGATGAAACACAAAGGCAGGGCAAAAAATATACCTAGCAACCCGGATCGGGTTTTTCTCGATTACCAGAACCAATGGATTGATGACAAGAGCCTGTTAAAGCTCATGGAAAAATCCAGACAGATAGGTATCTCATGGGCCACTGCTGATGCGACTGTTGAGCGCACTGCCGCCAAGGAAAACAGGCATGATCAATGGATATCAAGTAGGGATGATATCCAGGCCAGGCTGTTTTTAGAAGATTGCCAGCGATTTGCCAATGTCTACAAGATGGCTGCTGAAAACCTCGGCATGGTGTTTGTGGATGATGAAAAGAAATTCAGTGCCTATGTTTTGCGGTTTGCAAACGGGAAACGCATCCACTCCATGAGTAGCAACCCGGATGCACAGGCGGGCAAAAAAGGGGGGCGTGTGCTGGATGAATTTGCCCTGCATAAAGACCCTCGGAAACTTTATTCCATCGCCCAGCCCGGTATTACATGGGGCGGGCAGTTGGAGATTATTTCAACCCACAGGGGGAGCGCAAATTTTTTTAACGAACTGGTTGAAGATATAAAACACCGTGGAAACCCGATGGGGTTTTCTCTTCATACTGTCACATTGCAGGATGCCCTGGATCAGGGGTTTCTATTTAAGTTGCAGCAGACATTGCCTGATTCTGACAGGCGTCAGGATATGAATGAGGCAGAGTACTTTGATTTTGTTAGGTCCCAGACGGCATCAGAAGAGCAATTTTTACAGGAATATATGTGCGTGCCAGCTGACGATGAGGGCGCATTTTTATCATACGATTTAATCGCCACCTGCGAATACCGGGCAGCTGATGCCTGGGAGATTACCAGGGAGGGCTTTACACCTGAAGGCGAAAAGACCGGATCTCTTTTCATAGGCGTGGACGTTGGCAGGAAGCACGACCTGACCGTGATCTGGATACTTGAACCGGTGGCAGGAATTATGCTCACCCGCAAGATAATTTGCATGCAGAATGAGAATTTTGCGGCTCAGGAAGCGGAGCTTTACCACTGGCTTTCTCTCCCACAGGTGAGAAGGTGCTGTATAGACGATACGGGTCTGGGTATGCAGTTTTGCGAACGGGCAAAGGCAAAATTTGGAGAGTACAGGGTTGAAGCCGTAAGATTCTCAGGCCCGGTTAAAGAGGAGCTGGCCTACCCGGTGAGATCTGCGTTTGAGGATAAAAGCGTAAAGATCCCCAGGGACGATAAGATTCGGGCGGATCTAAGAGGGATTAAAAAAACTACAACAGCAGCGGGTAATATCAGGTTTGAATCTGACAGTGGCCCGGATGGTCATAGTGATAGATTTTGGGCGTTGGCTCTTGCAAAACATGCTGCGGGGCTTACTGTAACAGCTGCCGTAGCGGCACCAAAGGACCCGGATAAAGATTTTTATCATGCGAAAAGGCCGGAGGGACTCATATCCAGGCTGAAGCAGTTTAGGCGTTAGGCGTTTAGGTAAGAGGGGAAAAAGATTTAACCGCGAAAGGCGCGAACAGCGCGAAAAAAAAGGAGTTAAAGTTTTTGTTCGTGTGTTTCGTGTGGTTCGCGGTTTAAAAATTAAAGAGGCAATATGAAGATTAAACAGATAGTCGAAAAAATGTTCGCAGCTACAATCGAAAAAGCGGTTCAGGAGAGGTTGCCTGCGGCTGTGTCCTCTCAGATCAGCATGATCGGTTGGCGTAAACTCACGGGCGCACCCACACGCGAACTGCCAATGATGGATCAATCCCGCGCTATTGAGGTGGCTTACTGGCTCTGGAAAACAAATCCTCTGGGTAAGTGGATTATTGAGGTTATTACCGCATTTGTCGCAGCAAAGGGTACCCCTTATACCTGTAAAAATGAGGATGTTAAAAAGATTCTGGATGATTTCTGGTATGACCCGGTTAACCGCATGGACATGCACTGGGAAAACTTTGTGCGTGAATTAGGGATATACGGTGAACAGCTCTGGCCGGTTTTTATAAGCGATAACGCTGGCAGGGTGCGGCTTGGATACATTGACCCGGCATATATAAGCGCGGTCTACCCTGACCCTGAAAATGTAAAAATCAAGTTGGGTATTGAAGTAAGCAGCATTGACAGTTCCGCGAAACTGAGGCGGCTGAAGATAGTACTTGGGGAGGAAAATACAGAGTTTCTCTCACCTGCAGGCCAGGAATTACGTGAAACATTCACTGACGGTTTCTGTTTTTTCTTCACGGTAAATGCCCTTACAAATGAAATGAGAGGCACATCAGACCTGTTCACCGTAGCGGATCACCTGGATGGCTATGAGCAATTTTTATACGACAGCTCGGAAAAATACGCCCGGTTTAATTCCCATTTCTGGGACATTACCGTCACCGGCGCCACTGATGAAAAGCTGGAAGAAAACAGGGCAAGATATACGCCTCCAAAGAATGGCGGGGCTTTTATCCATAACGAAAATATAAAATCCGAGGCTGTAGCGCCAGAGCTGAAAGCTGAAGATTCACAGGCTGCAGCCAGGCTGCATCGAAATCACATACTGGGTTCTGTCGGCCTGCCTGAACATTGGTTTGGCGGTGGCGGGGATGTTAACAGGGCGACCGCTGCGGAGATGGACGCACCATCAAAAAAGATCATAGAGTCACGCCAGGAACGGGTTAAAAACATGCTGGAACTGATTTTTGATTTTGTTATCGAAGAGGCCGCATTACACGGGATGCTTCGTGATGTGCCCGAAGAGGACCTTTACGATTATGAAGTACAGACTCCGGAGGCCAGTGACAAGGATGTGGCAAAGCTCGCTACCATGTTGACACAGGTGGCCAATGCTCTAGCAGTTGCGGAAGCGAATGTCTGGATATCGAATGAAGAGGCTGCAAAAGCGTTTGCCTATTTCCTGGCGTTTGTCGGGTATGAATACACGCCGGATGAGAATGCGGCACCGGGGTATGAAGATTATAAGAAGAAGGCTGAAGGCTCTAGGCTAAAGGCTGAAGGGGAAGAGAAGACGGGAGATTTAACCGCGAAAAACGCGAACGGCGCGAACGATTAAAAAGGCGTAGGGGCACGGTGCCCGTGCCCGATTGAAGGCAAAGATGTCGGCTGTAATGAACAAAATTAACGCACTTCTTAAGCAGAAAAACAAGGGGATTATTTCTGCTGAGAAGGCCATGCGCGGTGTGTATGAGGAGCTGCGTAAACAAACGATTTCTGAACTCCAGGGTGTGGATGCAGATAGTTACTCAGCTTATTACCTGAAGCAAAACAGGGCCATGCTGGAAAAGGCAATTGCAGATGCTGAAAGCAGGGCAAAAAGAGGCATGAATGAGAGTTTGGATAAGATGTGGGATGGAGGTAAAGACCTGGTTCAGGAGGCAATGTACACAGGCGAAGTAACAGTAAGCGGGCAGGCGTTTTTTTTATCACCTGCCCTGCTTGATACGCTTAAGGATTTTGCGGCAACCAGGCTTGAAAGCCTGTCAGAAGCAGCGTGGAACAAGGTGAACGGTGAGCTGACAATGGGTGTACTCGGTCAGAAAACACCCTGGGAAGTAAGCAAGGCCATTGCAGGTACGATTAAAGACCCTGGCATTTATAAAAATGTGATGACACGGGCTGCAACAATTACGGAGGTTGAAATGGGGCGTGTATATTCAACCGCTACTGTGGAGAGTCTGGCAAAGGCGACACAGGCTGTACCAGGGATGAAAAAAGAGTGGATACATGCGGGGCACCCTTTTAAACCCAGGGTTTCGCATTTGGCGCTGCATGGCAAAAGGGTTGATGTGAATGAGTCATTTATAACCGGGAGCCTGGTGATCGATTACCCGCGCGACCCGAAAGCGCCCATTGAAGAGGTTATTCATTGCGGGTGCGAGGTGGTTCCGTGGCATGAAAGTTGGCAATAAGGCTGAAGCGGTTTAGGCTGTAGGCGTTTAGGGAAGATTTGAAATTATTAACACATTCAGGGAGGCAAAAACATGGCAAAGGACATTGACAAAAAATTACTCGAAGGGCTGACATTCAGCGGGGCTACCGGGAAGAAAAACGAAAAGACAGGGAAAATGGAGTGGATCCCATTCACGAGGCCACTTACCGAGGATGACATCTTGTCAGGCAGTAAAGATGGCAAGATCATCGTGACAAAAGACGGGAAGAAGTACGATTTGACAAAGACGAAAACCAAGAAGGCTGAAGCATAAAAAGGGCTGAAGCGGTTTAGGCTGTAGGCTGATAGGAAAGAATTTTAACCGCGAAAGGCGCGAACAGCGCGAAAGTAATTAAAAGTTTTGTTCGTGTTTTTCGCGTGGTTCGCGGTTTAAAAATAAAAAGGAGATCACAATGCCTGAGATATTAAACGCAGTTTGCAGATTGATAGCAGCATCGGAAAAGCCGGACGCAGCCGATTACGGCTACAAGTGGCGTGTGCAGGTGGTTGAATATGGCATGGGCAAGGATGGCCGCATTAACTGGCCCAGGGCAGTACTCTCCTCTGCAGTCCCGCTTTATGAAAATGCAAAGGTTTTTGCCCTCATGGATTCTCAGCATCAGGCGACTCAAAAGCCGTTCGGCAAGTCCGTGAGGGAGATAGTCGGCTGGCTTAAAAATGCGGTTGATACAGGCTCAGGCATTGAGGCGGATTTTTTTATACTTAAAAGTGCATCATGGCTGCGTGATGCCCTTGTTGATTCTCACGAGCGCGGTAACCCTGACCTTTTAGGCTTGTCTCACGATGTTTCCGCCAAGGCGGTTGTTAAGCGCGGGGCGGATGGAAATAGTTATAAAGAACCGGTCGAGATAGTAGCCGTCCAGGTGGACGTGGTATACGACCCGACCAATAACGGTAAATTTTTACGCATGGCCGCTGCAGTCGGCCAGGGAGGAGACGACCCCATGTTTGAAAAACTAATGGCCGCACTGGCAAAGTCACATCCGGATCTCCATAAAGAGATTACGGATGCAATTACAAACAAAACTTTAACCGAAGATCAGGCACTTGAAAAGATCGCAGCTTCAACCATCAAGGCCGCAGGCGGGGATGATAAAAACGTGACCCTTGTTGCCGCTATTGTTAAGGGGATCAAGGAGATCGTTGTGGTTGATGATAAATCAGCAGCCACTTTGGAGGCTGTTAATCTTGTGGCGGCAGGGATCACCCTGAAGGCGGAACTTGTAGAGAGTAAATTGCCCGATACCGTTCAGACAATGATTCGCACGCAGTTTGAGAAAAAGGTTTTTAAAGCTGAAGATCTCAGGGCAGCCATAGTGGATGCTAAAAAGATGGTTGATGATCTGACTAAATCCGGCAATGTGATCGGCGCGGGTGGAAACGGCCGTATCGAGGTTGCACGCGGTTCAGTTGAAAAACTCCAGGCAGCATTTGACGGCATGCTGGGCGTTAAGGTTGATGACAAGATGAAAGACATCAAACCCATGAAGAGCCTCCGGGCCGCATATGTCGAAATGACCGGGGATTCTGAGGTAAGGGGCTATCTTGAGCCCGAACAGGCAGCACGTCTCCAGGCGGCATATGGCAGTACTTCCTTCAGCTATGTGCTCGGCAACACCCTGTACAGACGGCTTACCCAGGATTACAGGGAAATGGCGGACATGGGCGTATCAAAGCTGGTGGGTAACAACATTCGCAACGCCAGAGACTTCCGCGCCCTGGAAAGCATAAGAGTCGGGTATTACGGGGATCTGCCGGACATAGACCCTGAAGCAGAGGATTATATCGACCTGGCCGAGGTAGGAGATGAAGAAATCTCTTACTCCATAAACCAGAAAGGTGGCCTGATCACAATCACTCGTAAAATGATCATTAACGATGATTTAAGGGCCGTTCAAAAGATCGTGAGCCGGGCACCGAGGGCAGCCCGCCGGACACTGGCAAAACGCTGCTGGACGCCTTTTATATCAAACGCCACATACAAGGGCGATAGTGTTGCCATTTTCGATGCAACACACGGCAACCTCGGCGCAACTGCATACTCTATCGTGACAGCTCTGGCAGCAAAAACAGCTATGGCAGCACAGACAGAGCCTGACAGCGGTGAGAGGCTCATGCTTAAGCCTGTAACAGTGGCCTTCCCGTCTGAGCTTTACGGGATAGTTAAAAACGTGAATGATTTTAACCCTCAGGCAGTGGCTATTGCAGACGGTAACAGCATGTTTGGTTTCTTCAGGCCGGAAGGACTTTTTGAGAACCCGTTTATGACGGACGCCTCCGACTGGCTGATGTTTGCAGACCCGAATGAGTGCGAGATTTTAGAGCTTGCATTCCTGAATGGCCAGCAGGAACCGGAGATGTTTATCGCGGATCAGAACACAGTGGGGCAGATGTTTATTGCCGATAAAATCCAGTACAAAATCCGCCATGAATATGAATGCGAAGTTGTGGATTACAGAGGGGCTTATAAGGCGGTGGTAGCGTAAAAACAGGCTAGAGGCTATAGGCTGAAGGCTGTTAGGTAAGACGGCGGGCACGGTGCGCCGTGCCCCTACAAATAATAAAAATTTCAAGGAGGTTATCATGTTCGACAGAATTAAAAAAATAGGGTTGGCGGCAAGTATGATGCTGCTGGTTTTTATGCTTGCTGCGCCTTCGGCGTTTGCGGCATATCGGGTTAAACAGGTTATTATGAGGGTTTCCGGTACCGCCGGTGAAACTGTGACAACGGGCCATGCTGCCGGCGTGAAAGATGCCGATGGAGAATGGTATAAGGCCGATGCTAATGATGCCACAATAAGACCTGCAATCGGTATAGTTGGCAGTAAAACGGGCGGTGATGGTGAGACGGTAGAGATTGTTGTTATCGGCGTTTTGACCGGCTGGACTTCTCTGTCTGAGGGTGCGCCTGTATATTTAAGTGAGACAGCAGGTGCTTTTACTCAGAGTGCTCCATCATATGCCCAGCAGTGCGGCGTCGCTTTGTCTACCACTGATATCCTTTTCAATTTTCAGAATTACTTTGATTCAAGTGCTGTTACAGCACTGGGAGTGCTTTCCGGCGCCACGCCGATTATTTTGGAAGGTGCCACCCCAGATGCACATGAAACAACGATAACGCCTACCGATCCGACAGCTGATAATACGATTACTCTCCCGGATGATTCAGGCGGGGTCGCATACATTCCTGCGGGCGGGACCACATCAGCAGCGGATTCGCTGGCAATACCCGTTACACATAGCTATGTGGCTAAAACAACAGGTGCAGATGGAGAGGCACTCACGCTCGCAAATGGTGAAAACGGGCAGATACTGGTTATTTCACTGGTAGTCGATGGCGGTGGTACCGGTACACTCACCCCGACGACCTGTTCGGGATTTTTGACCATTGTTTTTGCGGATGCCGGAGATACTGCGGCGTTGATGTATGTTGACGATACAACAGGCTGGGTAATCCTCGGCCTTACAGGGGTTGCGGCTCCTCCGGTAATTACGATTACATAAATAAGGCTAAAGCAGTTTAGGCTGTAACCAATTAGGGAAAACCTAAAAGCCTACAGCCTAAACACCTAAAGGACTAAATTATGGCATTGATTGATCTGGTAATTGGCAAGGTAAAAGACGACAGCGGAAAATTGACTTATCTCTATCCGGTTGAAGAGATATTGGTTGCCCAGAAAAACGCTACAAGCCTCACCCTTGCAACCAATGCGGTTAAGGGATCGAGTGCGGCGGAACGCCTCGCCAACGTACGCAGGATACTCGTGGAGCTTAGCGCCGGCGTTTGGACTGCTGTTGTCTATTCCGCAGCGTCCGCTGCGACACCGGCTGTTATAACCATTACAGTGCCATCGGGTACAGCAGGGGCTGTGAGTTATAAAATCCTCTATTTGCCCCTTGTGGATGAACAGGATGATTTTACCGCTGCAATTGATGCCGCTCTTGCGCTTTACAGTAAGCATTTGCCGAAAAAGGTTGTCGCGGATCTGGCCGGTGATGGGACTCATGACCTGGCTTTGCCGGTTACCTGGGTTGATGAGTTTTCGGTGATTAAATCGGTTGAATACCC